ATTCTTGGTACTGAAAGTGAAAATGTAGATACTAGTAAAGATATTGAGTCTGAAATTTCTGCAATATCTAATGATAAGAATGGTCCATATTGGAATAGAAGCCATCCAGATCATGATAAAGTAGTACAACAAGTTTATACTTTAAGAGAGATGTTAAATGCAAAATGATAATCATCTTAATGATAAAGAAATTCGCTTAGAAATACTGCGGTTGATAAAGGAGACAGGTTCTGAACAACAGAAAAATAATCCCTTGCCAATCGCAGACATTTACTATAAGTGGATTAATAGTAAGACAATTCGAAAGAACCTTACAGACAAGAAGGATAGACTCTAGTCTAACAGACTTTAAATGCAAGAGATGCCTACTATTTTTAGTGGAGAACCTTTCTGATTATTTTAACTTAACAATAATATGGAGAGACAATCATGTCGACAAATATAACTACAGCTTTTGTACAGCAGTATTCTGCTAACATACAAATGCTATCTCAACAAATGGGATCGTTATTAAGAGACAAAGTCAGATTAGAAAGCGTTGTAGGAAAAAATGCTTTCTTCGATCAAGTTGGCTCAGTAACTGCTATTGAAAAAACTAGCAGACATTCAGACACTCCACAAATAGATACTCCTCATGCGAGAAGAAGAGTATCTCTTGCGGATTATGAATTTGCTGATCTAATCGATCAACAAGACAAAGTAAGACTCTTAATCGATCCAACTTCATCTTATGCTCAAGCCGCTGCTATGGCAATGGGAAGAGCTATGGATGATGTGATCATTTCTGCTGCACTAGGTACTGCGTTTACTGGTGAGACAGGATCAACAAGCACAGCTAATGCGAATCAAATCGTACATGGTTCTGCTGGTTTAACTATCGCTAAATTAAGAACTGCAAAAGAAACTCTTGATTTAGGAAGTGTAGATCCATCTATACCAAGACACATCATAGTATCTCCTAAGCAGATTACTGATCTTTTAGGAACAACTGAAGTAACAAGTTCTGATTTCAACACAGTCAAAGCATTGGCAAATGGTGAAATCAACTCGTTCCTTGGGTTCAACTTCATTGTATCAAACAGACTAGCAAAATCTAGCACAACTAGATCTTGTATAGCTTACGCACAAGATGGAATCGCTTTAGGTGTTGGCAAAGATGTCAACGCTAGAATAGACGAAAGAAGCGACAAGTCTTATGCCACTCAAGTGTACTACTGCATGAGCATTGGTGCTACTAGAATGGAAGAAGCTAAAGTTGTTGAAGTACAATGTACAGAATCATAATAGATAGGAGAATATAATTATGACAACTAAAAATACAGACCTGGTAGCTAACTTTGAAGCGACTCCACCAGTTCTTAATAACGCAGCTGAATTAGCTGGTGTTGTTAGAACTGCACATGGACAAGTAGAACTAGCTGCTGGAGACAGTACAGACAACGACATTGTTATGTTAGCACCTATTCCTAGTAATGCTGCTGTGCCACAACTATTTGTTGGTTCAGACACATTCGGTGGTTCGTGTACATTCAATGTTGGTATTTACCAAACTGATGGAACAGTTAAAGACGAAGATGTTTTTGCTAGTTCAGTAGCTGATGCTGCTGCTCTAACTGATGTTCGTTTTGAAGCTGCTGACTTAAACACTGGTTCTAAAAAACTTTGGGAACTAGCTGGTGATAGTACAGATCCAGGGGGTTACTTCTATGTTGCGATTACTTTTAACGCAACTGGTGGAACTGCTGGAACATTAGCATGGAACATTAATTACGTAGTTAATTAATAAATAGATATTAGGTGGGGATTATTCCCCACCTTTTTATGAAAAAGATTCAAGATTTAAAACCTGTATTACATTTTAAAAAAGATAATTATGTATACAGATATGTGTTAGTAGATAGGTTCAAGCATGATACTAAATATCATTATGGCTTTGATACTAAAGAAGAACGAACAGAAGCAGAAATATTTGCGTTAGAAAAAGATAGACAAATTAGACGCAAGTATATTATAAGGAAGTAGTATGGCATCAATAGTAGAAATTTGTAATGGATCATTAAATCAATTAGGT